AGGTCGTGGCGAGCAAAGCGTTAAGGCTCAATCAGCCGGGGGCGGCGCAATGGCATTGGTTTATTCAGATAACGTTGAGACAAAAATAGCAGAGGTTAAATTTAAATTGTTTTCAACCCCTGCAAACATAAGTTTATATGATCAAACTAAGTCAAATAACCCAAGCAACGCAGTTAGTGCGACACACCCAACGCTAAACGTTAGTTATCATTTCGGTACTGCCGTATGCATAACTGACGCTGAAATTAACGCGCAGCCGGATGGTGAGTTTGAGTTACATTTTAAGAGTTTACCAGCAGTTTAATAATTAACGAGGTCATTAAGAATGCAAAAAGATTTTGAATTTATCATAAAAAGTGAAATGCAATACTCGCAAGACGGTAATTTTATTAAAGCGAAAAAGCTGTTATTGCGCGCTCCTTCGATCAAACAAGGCAAGTTATGCGCTAAGTTGCAGCAGAGCTATAAACGCGCTCTTAATGACCAGCAAGAAAAGCTACTAAAAATAGGTGTTGTTAATCTAGAAAAGTTAACAAAGGAAATTAACAAAGCAAAGGATAGCGGCAAGAAGGAAGATGCAAAAGGCTTTACGCCTAAAGAAATGATCGACTTACTTCAATCATCGGCAACGGTGGATTTCTCTGATTTTATAGAAATATTTAAAGAACTGCTGCTTGATAACACGTGTTTGATAGACGGTAAAATTCCGATGTGTTCATTGCAATATGATTGCCTTGGATATAATGAATTGATTTCTTTAATGGGGGAATATCTAACAAATTTTTTGTTGTAATCTTGAGCGAAATTAAGGAAGAGGATTTTTATTATGCAATAGCCAATTTGATGGTTTTTTATAAGGGTTCAATATCTTATAGAGAATTAGAATCAATGCCTATTCCTGAATTTCTAAAGCTTCAAGAATTTGCGGTAAAAATAAGGGATGGAATAGAGAAAGAAACGGAAAAACAAGTTAATAGGCAAAGAAATGGCAAATTTTGATTTAAGTTACATAATAAAAGCTGTTGATGGGTTTAGCGGTGTTTTTGAAAAGCTAAAAGCAAATCTTCATGGAGAGGAAGAGCAGCTTAACTCACTTCAAAAAAAATGCGCACAAATGGCTAATTCTTTTCGTCAAATTGGAAGTAATTTAGTTAGTCATGTAACTTTGCCATTAATTGGTATGGCGACTTATGCTGCTAAAACATATGCTAATTTTGAAGATATGCATATAAAATTAAAATCATTTACTACTAGCGCAAAAGATTTAGAAAGAGTCTCGGATATTACTCATAAACTTTCAACGCAAGTTCCATTTCCTCAAGAACAAATAACTGCTGCGGCTACAAGTTTGTTAGGAGCTGGAGTTCCAATTGATGCTTTAGGCGGTAAATTATTAAAATATTCTACGATAGCTAAAGTTAGTGGGGAAGATGTAGAGCAGTTTTCTCACACATTAGGTATTTTGGAAACCAGGGGATGGGGTAACATTCGCATGCTTCGTCCACTTGGGGCTGGAGGGATAAGAATAGTCCAGGAGTTGCGAACAATGGCTCATGAAGCGGGTTTAAGTGATGCTCAATTTGCTAAATTATCTAATAAAAAACTTGCTTTTAGTATGCTTGAGGAAGCGATTAATAGAATGACAAAAGCAGGTACTCAATTTTCGCAATCAACTGAGGAAATGTTTAATACTCCTTTAGCTCAAATGGGATTACTTCATAATCAAATGAGAAATTATATAGATGATTTAGTTAATTCTTTAGTAAATACAAATGCTAATACTAGTGCTTTAAAGAGATTAAATGAATATTTAAGAATCAATGAAGATGCGTTTAAAGAATGGCTAAAAAACAATCCTGATATATTAAAAATGGCTGTCGGTATCGGGGCTATTGCAGCGGCTATCGGTCCGTTAATGATTTTAGGGGCTTTATTCCTAGCTATAATTAGCCCTGTGACACTCATAGGTATTGGTGTTGGGGCTATTATTTATGCTGTTTATAAGCTATACGAGTTATTTAAAACGTCGGGCAAGGAAATTCTAAATACACTTTTAAATTGCATATTGCATCCGTTTGAATTAGCGCGAAAAGAAATTGAATTAATAATCGAACTAGGAAAAAAATTCTTCGGCTTGTTTTCTGGAGAATCGGTTAAAGTTCCATTGATACAAACTTATGGTATATCAGCTCCAATTCCGCAACAACCGCAAGGTATAAATTCGCAAACATTATTTGGTGGTGCTGGATTTGGCGGAAATTTGGCAAGTATAAATTCTGGAGGCATAGCAAAAGCAAGTGTCGGCATAGATATGCACATAGTAGATAAAGGCAAAAATGTTGGCAGCGTTGCTTCAAAAACGTCAGGTTTAAATTATTTCAATACTGATTTAGGAAATGGTTTGGCGGTGGTGCAATAATGATAGTAAAAGAATTATTTCCCGCTAGTTTTAATAATGTTCCATTCTTAATGGAGGCATCCGATACGACTAATGGACGCAAAACCGTAACGCATGAATACCCTAATAAAAAGTTTCGTTATGTTGAAGACATGGGCGAGCATTTACGCACGTTTGATATCAAAGCGATAATTACTGGCAGCGGCGTAGAATATTACCTTTTGCGAGAAGCGTTTATCTTTGCTTTGCAAAAAAAAGGAATAGGCATGTTGATGCATCCTTTTTATGGTGCGGTTTCAGTTGTTGTTGCCAAGCCTTATACTATTTCAGAAGATATGTCGCGCGTGGGCGAGTGTGTTTTTAGCATTCATTTTGAAGAAGCGAACGAAAATGTTTACCCGCAATTATCAGGCGGAACTACAGCAAGTATTGCCGCTTATCTACAAGATATTGCGCCATATTTAGCGGCAGCAGCGGTTGCAGAAATAACAACTGCCTTTCAAAAAAATATTCCTGATATGGGAAATAAAATGGCGGAGTTTTCCACTTCGCTTGATACCGTTATTTTGCCATTTAATACCGCTGATGATTCGTTGAACGATTTTAGAAGTAACAACGCTAATTTTTATAACACACGTTATTCTTTGATAAGCACTAAAACCGACTTGGGCACATCAGTTCAATCCTTGTTAAGTGATTTTGATTTCTTAGCCTTAACATCAGAATATGGATATAGTTTAAATTCAAAAGTTTATTATTTTGGTCGCGATGATATAAACATTTTAACCGCGCCAACTGTTACGCCGTTAATTGTAGAGCGAATTAACAATCGTCTTACATTTAATAGTGTCGTTAATGCATTTATACTTTTGAATTTATACTCTAATGCTACGCTAATAACTTACGTTGATGATCAGCAGTTAGCTAGTATTTCCAGCGATCTTGAAGAAAAGCATCAATATTTAATGAACAATAATAATTTGCCTAAAAATATTATTGACATGCTTGAAACTGCGAGATCAGAAACTAGAAAATTCTTTAATGATTTAAGCGTGAATATTAGCAAGGTAATTAGCGTTCAAACAAATACTACACCGCTTTCGGTTTTGCTTTATGACTATTACGAAAATTTCGATAATGAAAACGAAATAGTATCATTAAACGGTATTTTGGACGCTACTACTATTGGCGGAACAATCAAGGTGCTAACTACGCAATGAAAACGCAATTAACATCAGATGTTCAACCAATGACGTTAGAAATTAACGGCAAAGAATGCGGAATTTTTACAAAAGCGTCCGCAACTGTTAGCTTGGAAAAATTAAGCGGAAGTTTTGAGTTTTCAGCTACAGCAAGCCTTGACGTTCCATTTCCGATAAATTTAAGTAGCAAGTGTCGCGTGTTAGTTAACGGCACTCCGGTAATAACTGGTTGGGTTGAAAAGGTAACTGTTTCTTATGATGCTACTTCTCACGAGATATCAGTTAGTGGAAGAGACAAAACTTGCGACGTGATCGATAGTGAGATTGGAAGTGAGCTTACTTTTTCACCGCCAATTAGTCTTATCGATATAACTAAAAAAGTTTTGAGTTTGATAAATTTATCTGATATTAAGGTACTTTCTAATGTAACTATTGAACCATTTACCGCTGGAGAAATAGTTGCCGCTCAAATTGGGCAGCGCGCATTTGATTTTTTGGAAACATACGCAAGGAAAAGACAGGTGTTATTGAGTTCAGATGGTAATGGCAATATTGTTTTAACGCGAACAGGAACTAACGTGATGAAAACGGCGTTGCTTTCTGATCCTAACAAGTATGCGACAATACTTTCAACCTCAGTTGATTTTGATGATACTAAAAGATTTAACAAGTATGTTGTAATGACGCAGTCTAATCCTTCTGGTCACGGTGGAGAT